CTTCAAGTTGAGATCGTCAATGCCGAAGATCCAACTAAGTCCTAAGCAAAACCTTGCGCTGCAGCTGCTCAACGATCCGCTGGTTGTTGAGCTGCTTTTTGGTGGAGGGGCCGGCGGCGGCAAGAGCTTGCTCGTTACTCTCTGGATGGTCATCCAGTGCCGCATGTATCCAGGCATCACCATTGGTCTTGCCCGTAAAGAGATCAGCAACCTGGGCAAGACGACCGTCGTCACACTGCTGACTAAGACGCATCCCTTGCTGGGTGTCACTCAAGCTGACTTCAAGTACACCGCCCCAGGCAACACGAACCCTGGCATCTACTACTCCAACGGCAGCTCGATAATCCTGCTGGATCTCGCGCCTAAACCATCAGACCCTGAGTACGACGGCTTTGGATCACTCGAACTAACTCACGTGGTGTTTGAAGAAGTCGGTGAGATCGTGGCCAAGGCACAGTCAGCGTTGAACTCTCGCAAGAACCGCATGATGAACAAGGAGTATGGCCTGACGGGTAAGACAGTGCTGACCTGCAACCCGAGCCAGAACTTCATCCGTGACGACTTCTATGAGCCCTACCTGAAGCTAGGCGGCGGTGACTACCAAATATGGGATCACGGCCTCGTGGAAGTTGAGGGCCAGATGTTGCCGGCCAAGCGGGCCTTTGTCCGTTCACTACCGACTGATAATCCATTCATCAGCCGCAACTACTTAGAGACGCTGCGTAACCTGCCTGATGCTCAGCGTCGCCGCCTGATGGAAGGTGACTGGGACTTCGACACCGAACAGGGCAAGCTAGTCGCTTCTCATCACCTGAAGCAGACCGATGAGTTCGACAGAGATGCGCGGTCCTTCTTTGGGTGCGATCCTTCCCGTGGCGGTGATGGCTGTCTCTTCACCGAGCTCAAGGGCACGGTCGTAGTCGATGCGTTCAAGCTGCTTATTCCTGATGATGAGCACCTGGACATAGGGACCTTTGTGGCCGAGGCGTTCATCGCCTGGGTCCAAGAACGTGGCGGTGGTTACGACGTGGCGGCAGTTGATGTCGTTGGTATTGGCTCTAGCGTGCTCGATGCATGCAACCGGCTGGACTTCTACGTCCAGGCCTTCAACGCGGGTTCCACCAAGGGCATCCGCGGCCTGGACCCGTACGGCAACATCATCGACCGTCCCGAAGCCGACGACAAGACCATCCCTCTCTTCAACAACGTACGGTCGCAGTACTACTCCGATATGGGTGACGCGATCAAGAAGGGTGAGCTCCTATGGCTTCGGACGGTCCAATACTTCCACGAGTTCAAGCGGGACTTCTCTTCTCACATGATCGAGTACAAGGAACGTCAGACGATTGTCGAAAGCAAGATCAAGATGAAGTCGCGTCTTGGCCGGTCACCGGACTACTCCGATAGTCTCCTTGCAGCCTGGTGGTGTCGGTCTAATGCTCCTGAGCATTTTCATTACGATGACAATCCGACTGATACAAGTAGCAACGACGGCTATGGCAGCAATAGCGACTCACCAATTACTTCAGGCTTGTTAAACAGTCGCTTCTAGCTTAAATTAAGAGCAGATGGCAGATAAACCAAAATCTAATAAAGTCGTGACCTCTCCCGAAATCGGCGACTCTGGTGTCCAGATATTCAATGGCATTATTAGCGGCGAAGAGTACAACCGCAATCTGACTGGCCGCCAAGCACTGAATATCTGGGATGAGATGCGCCGCTCGGACGCCAGCGTTGGTGTCTCACTGCGAGCCGTTAAGCTGCCGATCAAGTCCAGCAAGTTCTTCACGACGCCAGCCTCTGACGATGTCCTCGACGTCGAGATTAGCGACCAAGTCCAGTGGAACCTGTTCGAGCGCATCAAGTGGAAGAAGGTCCTGGGCGAGATCCTTACGCACCTAGAGTTCGGCTTCTGCGTTATGGAGATGGTGTTTGAACCTGAACTGGTAGACGGCAAGTGGCGCCAAGTCCTGACTAAGCTCGCCTTCCGCAAACCAACCACGATCGAAGCCTGGCAGTGCCAGGACGGGACCCCGGGCATCACCCAGCGACTCAGTAACGGCAAGGCCGTCTCCATTCCTCTTGAGAAGCTCGTGGTCTTTACCAACGAGCAAGAAGGCGACAACTACGCCGGCCGCAGCATCCTGCGCACGGCTTACAAGCACTGGTTCTACGTGGACAAGTTCTACCAAATTGACGCCGTCGGGGCAGAACGGCAGGCGCTTGGCGTTGTCGATATCGCTTACCAAAAGGGCACAGACCAGAAGACTATCGACAGTGCCAAACTAGCGGCCAGGAACATCCGTGCCAACGAAGAGTCGTCCATCGCGCATCCGAAGGACCTAGAGATCACGTTCATGGATATGAAAGCCTCAACGCTCAAGGACCTGCAGCCGTCTATCAGCCATCATGACCGCCAGATCACCAAGAACGTCCTGGCGCAGTTTCTTGAGCTTGGTTCAAGCGGCGGTGCCGGCTCACGTTCGACCAGCGAAGACCACCACGAGCTCTTTAACCAGTCAGTCCAGGCCGTCAATGACCTCATCGCTGACACTCTCGGCTACGTCGTCAAGACCATCGTTGATCTGAACTACAACGTAGATAAGTACCCAACCATCGGCACGAGTGACATCGACCAGGCCAACATCTCTGCCCTTGCTGAAACGGTCTCCAAGTTTGAGAGCGCTGGCTTCCTGACCGTCTCTGACGAGGATGAGGATCATGTCCGTAACCTGATCGGATTCCCTGAGAAGAGCGACAGTGTAGAGCGCGTAGCTAAGACCAAGGACGTCATCGTCGATAAAGGTGAACCGAAGCTAGATGCTGACGTCGCAGAGGCTCGCAAGCTCCACGCATCCATAACGAGGCGTCTCTATGACAACACGCAAAGAGTTGCTTGATGCCCGCGAACAACTGCACGTCGCCATTCACGCCGCGGAGGAGTGGCAGGAAAGCTACAAGGCGAGTCCTGATACGTTTCGTCAGCTACTTAGCCTGGAGGCGGCTTTAGAAACGGCTGTAGCGGAATATTTGCACGAGCTATCGACGCGCGCTGTTACGTATGTGGACTGGTCCCGCTTGCCAGAGCCCATCAAAGCGGACGCCGGCCCCGTAGCTAACAACGACGATCCGGTTTGGAAGCGGGAAGAGATCCTCCTTACTGCTGCAACCATCGACATCATCACGTCACTCGTTGCTACAGGTGCCATGGCAGGGGAGACGCTGTACGGCATCCCTTTCGGTTACTCGACACTTGAGTTCGCTTCTCTAGACGATGCCATCATGCAAGCAGCCAGGAAGCTGACAGCCGAGATGGTCTCCAACGTCACTGAGACCACCCGGAAGCTCATCCGTGAATCCGTAGCCAAGAGCATCGCCCTGGGGGAGACATCGGACTTCGCCACAGTGCGCCTCATGAACGTCATCGATAATCCGATACGAGCACAGCTGATCTCGCAGACGGAGCCGGTCAACGCCTATCAAACGGGACTGAAGCACTATGCGCTGCAGACCGGGGCCAAAGAAAAGACCTGGGATGGACTCAGCGGTGCCTGCCAAATCTGTTCACCGCTTATCGGTAAGACGCTGCCTGTCGATGAGCTATTCATCCTGGCTAATGGGCGTGAGATTGATCGACCAGCAGGACATCCGCGTTGCCGTTGTTCGTTAATCTACATTTATTGATTGACTTTTATTACAGTCCATAGGACATTAATAGACAGTATGGCAATAAAAGCGTTTCACAACTTAGTAAAGATAAAAGCAGATAATCAAGGCAATGCGCCTAAGACTATTGAACTCCTCCGTACAGGTACATGGCAGACGCCGTGGCACGGAGAATTCGAAATCACTCCTGAAGACATCAAACAGTTCGTAGTGAATGCAGACAAAGGCATCGGGCTTGTAGAAGCTGATCCTAAAGTTCCTCTCAACTACGGCCACGAGTCCTGGGACAAGGCCGCTGGCTGGATTCCTAAGGTCTACGCCAGCGAAGACGGTCTCGCGCTTCTCGGCGATCCAGAGTGGACACCGGCTGCTCTCCAGGCCATCAAAGACGGAGAATGGAAATTTATTTCTCCGGAATTCAATCCACGTGACTATCCGTGGGAAGACCCAGAGCAGGAGTACAGCTTCGTGAGCAATGTCATCACGGGCGCAGCCCTCACCAACATCCCACTATTCAAGAAGCTGAAGCCAATCACGGCGTCGCGCATTCCTACGAAGGTAGTGAAAGCCGACACCACTGGCAACGGTGATAAACGTAACGAAGGAGAACACATGACGTTAGAAGAAATTCGCGCCAAGCAAGTAGCCGACCTGAACGACGAAGAAAAAGCGTTCCTGGCCGACCACAAAGCCGAACTGACAGCCGAAGAGCTGACAACCTACGGCCTAGAAACTGAGGTCCCTGAAACACCAGAGACTCCGGAAGAGCCTGAAACACCAGAAGTGCCTGAGGTAGAGACCCCAGAGACACCAGCACCAACAAAGGTAGAAGCAAGTGCCTTGAACGGCGTTACTGCTGAAGAGCTTGCACAGCTACGTGCTGATGCAGCCGCTGGCCGTGAGGCTCAGCAAATCCTCGCACAACGAGAAGCTCAAGAGATCGTCAACGCCAGCGTCAAAGCCGGTCAGATCAAGAGCGGTGAGAGCGACCGAGCGGTCAAACTACTCCTCGCCTCACGTGGTGACCAACGGACTGAACTAGAAGCCTTCATCAAAGGCCTGCCAGTCAACGCTTCCCTGGGCCAAGAAATTGGTGACGGTGGCAACCAAGACGTAGAAGGCGCTAAAGCCGAGCTACACGTCAAAGTAACCGAAGCAATCAAGGCATCAGCCGGCAAAGGCAAAAACCTTTCGTACTCACAAGCACGCAAGGAAGTCTTGGCCGCAGACGCAACCCTGAAACAACGAGTAACTGAAGAGGAGAAATCATAATGACAGCATTTCAAACTGGTGGTAACTACAGCGCAGAAGCAGCTGTAGACCTAACCGGCAAACGCTACTTCATCGTCAAATTAGACGCGAACGGAAAAGTCGTTCTCGCGACCGCTGCAACGGACGCCATCCTTGGTGTCTTGAACAACGAACCAAAACTCGGCCAAACAGCTGACGTCGTTCTACTGAACGGTCCCGGCAGCTTCAAAGTCAAAACTGGTGGTGCGATCAGCAAAGACGCCTACATCACGACTGACGGCACAGGTAAGGCCATCGCTACAACGACAA